TATAAGCCCCCGAACGGCAGGGGGCAGTATTGCAAACGGCATTAATGCCGGTCACAAGCTACGCATCCTCCCACGCGCTCGGCAGCGCCGACGCATCGTATACAACATTATCCTGCAAGCACCTGTGTACCTTGCCGTCTGCGGCCTTGTAGCATTCGCCGGCCATGTACATGCCGCTCGTTCCGAGAGGGTCTACCCATGGTTTAGCCTTTGCGGGATCTTTCGTGTGGCACAGCCCCCACAGAGCGCGAAGCGTTGACGGCCTGCCCTGATAATTCGCGGCGTTGTGCGGCGTTATCAGCGTCCACACCTGCCCCTCGTCCGCAACCGGCGTACCGGCAGGACATGCGCTGTAATCCTTCTGCGCGTCGAAGTCCGGCACGGCGATTTCTGCGGCGATAATTTCAGTGCCGGTCATGGTGTTCGCCTTTGTCCGCAGGGCTGCGGCATCATCCGCGCCTTTTTCTTTCATTTTTGCAATCGCTTCATCTTTCGTCATATGCTGTTAACCCCCTCTCTGTAGGCTGCGTCGAGTGCCGCCGGAGTTATTGCGTCTGCAATTTCGGCCTTCATATCCTGCACCGTACTCGCGCGATCGTTAACTTCAAGTATTCTGCCGGTCTGTAGCCACGCAGCGAGATTATTTTCAATCTCCTGCTGTAGCCCATCGCGCTGCTTAACGTGAAAGACATACTCGTCATATTCGTACAGCGGTGCAGCGTTTTCATCATCCGTCGGGGTAATGTCCTTGACGTTTTCGCGCACCCTGACTTCAACGTAACCCGGCATAGGCCAGTAGCTTTCAACCGTTACGGTTGTCGGAAAACCATTTCCTTGTACTCTCATGATGCTGCCTCCTTATTGTGGTATATAGGCTAAACGCGAGCCGGACTGATTTGAATATGACCCGCTAGGTGTATTCAAATCGGCAGTAAACAAACCGCAAGCAGCTTTTGAACGCCACCCTCCACTTACTGAAACCGTTTTCCAACCGGACTCTGAATAGCAGCAGTCGCACATGAAAGACGATGAACCGCCTCCTTGGGTTTGGGGCAGCATAACATGTACATTGTCGCCGATATCAAGCCCTACTTGTTCAATAAATTCGCCACTCCAATTACCCGCATGTTCGTAAGAAAGTAGCGAATAATCTGTTGAAGTGTCATCCGCATATTTAGATGGATCATTGCATACATAATACGCGTTATTATGGGCATTCACACCATCTACACTTTCAAACGTGTTTCCCCACAGGCCCTCAAGGCCACGCCAAACCACATCGACTTGGTCAGCAGTACCCGCTGGACGTCCAGTAAGGTTTGGTACATTGTCACAGCTGCCGGTGCGTTGCGCATCATAAAAACTGCTAGTATTTGGAGAATTGGAATAGCCTGCTCCTATAGATGTCTGCACATCATTATTTGCGAACTCAACAAGAATTAACATTTGAATCGCAGATAATGTAGATATATCGAGGATCTGCCAACCAGTGCCTTTCGTTTTCGCCGAACTCCTAAATGATGCTCGGCTGCGCTGCGTAGTCGGTTCTGCATTGCTTTTAGATAACTTGTCAGAAGAGGTCTTGTAAGCACCAACATAAACGCAGTCTTTTGGACTATTTGCGTGATTAAAGGCAGGGTGCAATGTAAACCCTTCCAGTTCGTTCTCAGCAATTTTTATGTATTCTATATCGCCTTCTCTGTACCGCTTATACCAAAATTTCGGTATTTTTACCATTACATCGCCGGTTGATAGCGTTTCACGTGTGATATCACTCCAAGGGTAATAATCGTCAAAATCACTTACCCCGGCAACTACGCCGATGGAGGCAGTAGCCGTAAACGATTCAGCGATATCCGTTCTCGCCCAAACCGGTGATGGTTTTGTAATATCGCGGCTGATGCCAAATATCTGAACTGCGTAAACCGCCACCTTTTTAAATTCGCCATCTATTGAGACATCAACATTTTCAGACTTGACATTTTCACCAAGTGTTGCTGTTACAGTCCACGTCCCCTTACGCGTCACTTTGAATGAGCAATTACCGGAGGTTGCAACTGCGGTCAATGTTGTACCGCCATTCGAACACGTGCACGTAGCGCCTTTATTAGAAATAACCTGTATGATAGCGGCAAACGATGAGCCGCTGCCGGCATGATTGATAAGAGGCATTACAAATCCCTCCTTATGATAATGGTTACAGGGATATCCGTTGTCGGCTTATCGCCCAGCGCGACGAGCTGGATGCTGCCTGCCGCCTGTGTGCCGCCGACGATCATAGCGCCGCTCAGCGCCTCTAGCTGCGCCTGTGTTATCCCGTTGTTTTCTCGCGGCAGAAGCTCGACCGCCGATGTCGCCGTAATGTTCGCGTTGCTGACGGTGTATTTCTTCGCCGTACTCCAGCTCGACGCATACAGCGTTGTGTTGACCTTAGTGCTCTTGGCCACTTTGGCGTTCCACACCGCTCGTTCCTCGGCCGTAACATGCTTGACCGTGTCCGATGCGTGGGCGTTGAGGTTTGATTGCACATTAGCTGCCGCGCCGCCGGTCTCCTTACTGTTCCACGTGCTCCGCTCCGCTGCCGTGACGTGCTTGACCGTGTCCGTTGCGTGGGCGTTGAGGTTTGATCGCACCTCGGCCGCCTTTGTCTCTGCCGTGCCCTGCGAGTCTGCTCCGACCATTGCCGCCGTGTAGTCGCCGCTCTTGGGTACGACAGCGCCCGAGCGCCCGTTGAAGCTCGCCACGCCGCCGCCAGCCGCGCCTTGAGCCGCTTTAGCCCAGTACTTTGCATTGTCGGTATCCTCGCCCTCGCGCGTTCCCGTGCCGCCTACAGCCCAGCTCTTGGCCATATTGCCGCCTGCCGTCGCCGTTGCCGCCGCGCTTTTTGCGCCGCTCTCGTATTCTGCCGCCGCCGTTGCGGAAGCCTCTGCGGCATTCTGCGCATCTTCGGCTTTGCTCTGGGCAGTCTCAGCCTTGCCCTGTGCGGTCTGCGCTGCTGCCTGTGCTGCTTTCGAGGCATCTCGCGCGGCCTCTGCCTTGCTCTGCGCGGTTTCCGCTTTGCCCTGTGCGGTCTCGGCTGCTGCCTGTGCCGTCTCCGCGGCATTCTGCGCATCCTCGGCTTTGCCCTGTGCGGTTTCTGCCGCTGTCTGCGCGTCCTTTGCCGCCTGCGCCGACTGTGCCGCCGCCGACTGCACCTGTGCCCAGATGGGCAGTGTGCCGGTCGATACGTCCTCATAGCCCTCATAGCCCTTGCGTATCTTGCCGACCGTCGCCCACACCGTAGGTATCGCGACCGTGTTGGCGTTGTCAGCACCGTACACGCCGACCATGAGTATCTCGTCGCTTTTCTCAAGGCATTCCTGCGGAATGGAGCAGACGTTGTTTTCCCAATACGAATCGAGCACGACCTTTGTAACGTCGCCTGCCGTGAATATCGCGGTTCTGCTTATTCCCGAATGCCAATCGGCTGAAAACTCGAATTTTATCTTTGCATTTATCATGCCGCTGGTTAAGGTTTCGTTTTCCGTCACCGTCGCCAGCGCTTTGCCGATCATGATTGTTGTCAAAAGGCTTTTCCTCCTTTTTCGCTTCTTGATTTCAGCATAACAAAAGGAGGCAGGGCTTATTAAGCCCCACCTCCGCATGTTTTTTAACTTTCGTTGTCCTCTTTGCGCTTATAATATTCCTGCGCATGGTCGATTATCCCCTGCGCCGGGTTTGAACTCTTATAGGCTGCTGCTTCCCATTTCGCAAGGCTGCTTTCGTTATTGACTTCGTACTTAGCGATATGGTCTGCGTACTTGTATACATAACTGAGCATGTATGCCTTTTCGGCATCGGATGCGCGAGAATATGCACTGCTGTTTATTATCTTAGTTGCCAGATCATAAGAGGTTTGCCCCTTAACTGTTGCATACTTCACATATTCCTCAGCCGTCAGATATTCGCCGTTGATTTTTGTGTTTGTTTTCGCGCGGCTGGGATATACGGAGGTTTCGCCCAGATCATAAAGCCGTTTGAGTTCGCCGTCTATCTCGGTGCTGCGCTCCTTCTTGACGTATGCCGGATTTACAAAGTTGTTGAGCACCCTCTCAAATAGGTTGCCGGTTTCCTCTGTACGTCCCCATGCGTCAATGTACGGTATCTGGCTGAAATCATAAAGCGGTATCTTGTTTGCGATCTTACCCCACATGTATTGCAGTTCTGTACTCGCAGCACTGTTGCGGTCGACATAGGTCGTCTCGCGCTGAGTTTCCTCAAATGAGCGTTCAGCCTGTCCAAACAGCGTCGGGAAATACTGCGATATGTAGTCTGCCGTGGTTTTGGAGAGTATTTTATACATACCCTCGGCGTTTTTAACATAGCCGATATTGCTTATCAGGTCGCTGAAGCTTTGCAGCATGGACAATTCGAGCACGGGCGTTGAAATGCTCAAGAGCGAACTCCATATACCTCCAACCATGCTGCTGCTTTCCTTCTTGCCGGTAATTGAATTGTACATTTCCACTCCGACAAACAGCGGCATGCTTTCGGGAGCAAGCCAGTCAAGCGTAATGCTCAAGCCTCCGATATTCAGCGCATAGCTTTGGCTTCCGCTCAGCTCGTCAAATTTGTCTTGCTTCTTGTCATCGTCATCGCCGCCGCTCAGAACACCCCACGAGGCCAGCAGCACACCTAAGCCAGCAAGCGCCGTGCCCGTAAGTCCCGCAGAAATATCGTCTATAAACTGCGCGGGGCTCATGCCGTTTTCAACGTCGCCGTTTACATATGCCTTGACTCTTCGGATGTCCCACAGAGACTTTATAAGTCCGACCGGTGAGTATTCCATACCGCGGGCTAAGATGTTGGCCGGGGTTTTCTTGAACGGTAAAATGCCCTCAATAAGCAGGGATGCGACCTTGTTATCTACCTTACCGAGCTTGCTGACCCATGCCGAGAATTTATTTGTATCTCGGTAAGTGGCCTTCTGTGCTTCCTTGATGGCAATGGTCTGCGCCTTTATTATTGTTGCCTCCGGAACCTTTCCCGATACAAGCTGCTCGGCGCTTATGCCGTTTGCCTTATACCAACGTGCGAGCGCATACGAATATGCGGGCTTGCAGAACCATGCGTCCTCTGCGTCGAGCGCATACGAATTACCCTTGCGCGCCGCCTCGAGTATCTTGTTTTTATATATAGTCCTGCTCTTATCTATGCCCTGATAGCTGTCGATAAACTTACCGCCGGACAGGATTATATCCTGAACAGCTTCGTAATCCGTCTTACCATAGTCAACAAGTGCTTTATCCGCCGCTTTATTGGGATTGAGTATCGCCTTGCTGCGCTCTATGCCGCCGTCAATTTTAGCATCTGCCATATTCTCAATGCCATACGCTATAATGTTCTTTACTTCTCTTACCGGCGCAAAGAACGCATTGCCTACAATGTTCCTGATATGTGTTCTCGGATTGCCCAGCATAGCGAGATAACGGAAGTTGTTGAGCTTTTCGTACCATGTCGCGTTTATCTGCTGTGCTACGCTCTGCTCTATGTTCGCCCACGCGGTTTTTATGCCGTCCTCGTCGCCCTGTCTGAGCGCCTTGGCATACTCGTCGTAAAGGATTTTGTCAACATGTATATCCGCCTTGTTGTCCTTGTACCGCTTATTGAGATCTTCCTCGATGTTCTCAATCGACTTTGCCGCGAGGTACAGTCTGCATTCGGGCGAAAGCTTGTTGAGAATGCGCATAGCCTGCAAGGACTGCGCCGTGTTTGTGGAGTTTTTGACCATGAGCGATGCAATGTCCATCGCCGTTACGTAGTCTCCGCTGTTGACGGCATTGTTGTAAAGGGCAATGCCCATAACGGTGTTGTCCTTCGATACTCTGCCGCTGTTTATCTCGGCCTTGTAGTTTGCAAGCGCCTGATCCCAGCCGTCTTCAGAGATAGCGCGTTCGGCCTTTTTAAGCGCTTCCTCGTCGGAGTATGCAATGTGCGAGAACTTACCCAGTGCCGCATCCTCTCTCAGCGCGTCGGAGAACTCAGACGGTGTCATGCCGCTGTTGGCTATGGTGGAAACATGCTTGCTCGTGAGCTTGCCGTTCAGGCCTTTCTTTGGTATCTCCTGCGGCGCTCTGCGCTGCTGTTCGGCGAGATTTGCTTCCTGCTCCTTGCTTATCGGGTGCAGTGCGCTGTTGCCCTCGCCCTGAGCCTCCGTTACCCAGCGCTCGCCCACGGTTTCCTCTCCCGTGAAGTTTGCGGAAGCTGCGCCCATGCCCTCCGGCAGCGGATTTTCTGCCGTTCTATCCTTTACCCTCGCAAGGACATTGTCCAAAGCCTTAATATTGACATAATCGCTGAGTTTTCTGTGTTCCTCTGCGTACTTTCTGCTAAGCAGGGTAAAACGATTTCGGGCTGTCGCTATGGCGTTTTTGTCGCCGCCGTTCTCTGCCGCAGTCAACTCCTGCCGTGCCGTGTTAAGCTTTTCAGCAATGCCGCTGACCTTGTCATACTGGCGTTTATAGTCCTTTATAAGGCCGCGCTCGTTCTCGTTTGCGGCGTCCTCGTTTGTCGCCTGAGCGAGCATGGTTTCGTTCTGCCGCCTCAGTTCGTTGAGCCTCTCCGGCTCGCGGGAAAATTTCTCTGGTATTTTGCCTTTGTCAAAATAATCGTCGATATCTTTGAACACGACCGAAGAATGAGTATATTTAGGATACTCAACTGACGCAATAGTGTCACCGTTTGTGCGGTCTATGTCGAGTATGACCTCACCTCTGAACGAAGAAATATACCTGTCGAGTGTACTGCGCTGTGCCTTGTTCGGCGCGACCGATAGATTTATGCCGCCGCTCTCAGGAGAAACACGAATATTGCCCTCGCTCATAAATTTTATCATGCCGCCGCTGTAGTCCTCGCCGCCGTAATCTTCGCCGAGCGCATCAGTTATGTCGCGGTGGTCAACTGTCCTGTAGCCGCCCGGTGCTCCCTCGTGTCTACCCGAAAAGTCGAGCATTTTGCCGTCTGTGCAGATATAACCGGCTTCTTTTACTTTGTAGGTAGTACCGAAATATTCCTCAGCGTTTTTTACTTCTCGGGAAAATTTTTCGTTGACATTCTTGCTTGTATTGGGTATATTGGTATTGGGAGCAGTCCCCGTAGTCGTCTCGGGCGTTTTGGTCAGGGCATTTGCATTGACCATGCGGGCTATGCTTCCTTTTTTTGCGCTTGCATACATGGTTTGCACATACAAGTCAAGACTTCCACCGCTATCTACCGCAATAACTGTAACTCTGCTGCCGTCTATCACTTTTATAAATTCGGCAGCGGGACGATTATTGTAAGTAGATTTTTTTATTTTTTCAGGCTCACTTATCACAGCAGGGATTAGTGTGAAATCATTTGCTGTAATTGCTCTCTGACCTCTTGCTGTTTCCGCTTTTATCGAACCATGATCTTTGAATATTTTTCTGACATGGTCAGCACGCAAAGTAACATTACGCCCGGTAAAATTATAGCCTGTCGCAGTTTCTATAGCATTTGCAAGATCATTGCCAACAACTCCAAAAAACATTTTGCCGGTAAAACCCTTATCCTCTATAGCTCTCTTTACGAACAAGTCTAATTGTGCGGAATTTTCATAAACATTTATTCGCTTGCTGCTCTTCCAATTTTCAATCTGCTGATTAGAATACGGTTCAAGCGAATACTTCACTCCGCTCTTCGGCGGTGCTCTGCCTTTGTTCGCGGCCTCGGCGGTGTGTTTACGGAAACTTTCCTGCATCTTGCCGTAGCCTGCGCTGTCGTGCTCCGTTCCGGCAAAGATGTTTATCTTGCCCAGCGCGTCGCAGCACATTTCCTCAAACGCTTCGGTCTCGCTTATCGTGTCGCCGTATGCGTGCCTGTAGACCTCAACGGCGCTGTTAAGCTCTTTCTCCGAGAGGTCTGAAAGCATGGCACTGCGCAACTCGTCAAGGCTTATATCGCCCTGTGCGATTGCCGCGTGCCCCATCTCGTGGCGCATTATCTGCTCTGCGGATATGTCGGGATGGTCTGAGCGCACCATAACGGTCTTGCTCTCGGTATCGACCATGCCTCTGAACTCGCCGCCGCTGCCCTTGATATTGCCGCCCTCGAAATATGTGACGTTATAGCCGTAGCTTCTTGCAAGCTCACGGCCTTTTTTCATGCTCTCGGTGTCCTCACCGGAGTAGTAGACGTTCTCCTGCTCTACGCCGTTATAGACTACTTTTTGCCCAGTTTTGCCTTGAGCTGCGCTATAACCGCTTTGTCTGCCGCTATCTGTTCCGGCGTAAGCTTCGACTGCGCCTCTTTCCACTGAGGGTATTTGTCCTTCGGTATTCTGACCGTTAAGCCGTTGGCCGCTGTCGCGTAGACGTACTCCATTCTCGTTTACCTCCTGTGTGTTTATCTGGTTGTTTACCTGTGTGCTTACATTATCGCCCTGCACCGCCGCATTGTCAACCGCCGCCTGAGTTGTAGATGCACCCATGTTATAGGCTATCTCCGCCTGTGCGCGGTTCAGAACGGGCACTTTGATAAGCGACTCTTTGTTCGCGCCCTGCTGCCCCATCTGATACACAGCATCAAACGCCATTTCAAACGCCTCGGGAGACTCGACGGGGGCGAGATCGTATGTTCTGCTTATAACCTCCGGGGAGACCGTATATCGCTCTGCCATGCTGTTAACAACGCTGTTCTTTGTCGCCGTTGTGCGGATGTTGGCAACTGCGCCGCTCCCGGTCATGGTATTCACAGCCTGCTGCATTACCGGGCTGCTGTCTATGATGCTCTGCTCCGCTCTCGTCAGTTTTTGACCGCTTGCAGCCTTGGCAATGACCGTCGCGGTGTTATCGTCAACAAGCGTACCGCTGCGCTCAAGAGCATTTCGCACTGCCGGCGTGTCTCTCTCAGCCGTTATAAGCTGTTCAAGGTTGGCTGTTTCCTTGTCGCTCAGGTTTCTGTTGCCTCTCTTTGCGCTGTTGTCAAGGATGTTCTGATATTCTGCGGCGGTCAACTGTGCCTGAGAACCCTGTTCGGATGCAATCCCGGCGTTTACAAGCTCGCGCTGATAATTTTCATACGCTCTCTGCTGCGCGTTCTCGGCGCGATACTGACCGCTTATAACGTTCGTTCCTGCGCCGAAAAGGCCGAGAGTGCTGCCGATGATGTAGTCCTCGAGCATCTGCTCTGCGTCCATGTCCTCGCCCAGGTCAGACCAATCGCCCTTGCCGTCATCCAGCTTGAGCACACGGTCTGCAACAGGGTTCAGGATATCCGAGAGGACTTCCTCTAAGCCTTCTTCGTTCGCGCCGACAATGACCTTGAGCGCCGTGCGGCCTTTGTCCGTCTTTGCCAGTCGGTTTACAAGACCGTTAACAAGGCTCTCGTTTCTGATAATGCCCTTGCCGTATGCGACTTTGGAAGCAGCGCCGAAAAGCTTCTCTGTAAGCACTTCGATTGCCGCGCTCTTGAGGCCAGAGGTAAACTGGTCATTGATATCAAGGCCGTTGTTTCTTGCCTCCTGCGCTCCGCTTCCTGCCGCTCTCATTCCCATTGCCACAAGACCTGAGCCGGGGAGAATGGCGTTCATAGCCGCGTCACCGGCAAACTGCAAGCCTGCAATGCCGAAGTCAACAACGCCCTGTCCGAACTTGCCTAAGCCCTCTTTTGCTATCTGCTGATACTCATTCGAGCGTGCGGCAAGCTCATCGGCGGTGTCAAAATTCTTTTGCCCTGCTCCTGCAAGCGCTGCATAACCGCGCTCAAAGGCCTTTTGGCTGTCCTCATGCTGCTTCTTGAGACCGCCCTCGCGCGTGTTTATGTCCTCGCCGTTGAGCATTGCGTCATATCCGGCTTTAAGCCTTGCGCTGTCCGCTGCATCTCGCGCTTTTGTCTGCGCGTCCTTTTCTTTCAGCAGACCGAAAAGGTTTGAAAACGCGCCTGCCGTGCTGTATATTGCAGCGTTCGCCGTAGCGTCAAATCTCGTTGTTTTTGACGCGCCGTAATCTCCCGCGCCCAAAGCGCTTATCTGCCCCGGCTTGCGCTCGCTGCTTTTTTTGCCGTAAGATATAGCGTCGCTGCCCTTGGTGAGCTTTTTGGCGTTCCCGGCTTGCTGCAAAGCAGCGAAAGCAGGGTTGTTACGAGCAAGAACTTCGCTCACTTCGGGCAATTGTCCTCTATTCTTACCAACTTTGGATTTAGCACTGTTTGTGCCGTAACCCTTGGCGATTGCCTGTGCTTTCTGGGCATAGGCTTTTTCGGTCTTTTCGCGCCCTGCTTTTGCAGCAGCCTCTATCTGCTCTTTTGTAAGATTTATTTTCTTCGCCATCTTTAACCTCGCTGAACTTACAAGCTGATATTTGCCTGAGATTTAAGCTTTCGTTTGAGAACATTTATATCATCATCGGTTAAACTCGAGTTTTTATTCCATGCATCGACGAGCGAATTAAGGCTGTTATAGTTTTTGCCGTTCCATGTGAAAATGCCCTCGTCAGGGTCAAAATTAAGCTGACGAACTTTTTTTACTGAAATACTTCCATCTTTGTTTACCTTGAAGTCTTTGCCACTCGGATACCTATTTCCCCCGCCGCCTGAGCCGCCGCTTCGTGCCGCCGTCTGAGCCGCCGCCTGCTGCTGATAGTAGCTCATGAGGGAGTTGATATATGACGGGTCATAGCCTGCCGTGCTTATAAGCGCCTGAGAGGGCGTGCCGCCGGCTGCAATGATTGCGTCTATCTGGCTCTGTGCAAGCTTCTGGGCATCCTGCCGCCTGTTGTAATTGCTCTCGCTCAGCTGCATGTCCTGATTCCACTTGTCGATAAGCTTGTTGTATTCCTGCTGATCAAGCGTGTTGTTCATGTTCCAGTTGTTGAGGAACCGCTCATAATCCGTTGCATCCGCGCCGGAAACGAGGCCATACAGGTTGCCGAGATTGCTTATGTTATCCTGCTGCTGCTGATATGCCATGCTTGCCGCAGCCGCAGCCGCCTGATACGCCATTTCGGCATTCGCGACTTCCTGCTGGTAGCGCTGGAAATCGACCTGATCGCGGTCAATGTACATGCCATAGAGGTCTTTCATATTCTGCCCTTCATCACGATATTTGCCGTATGCTCTGTCGTAGAACTCGGGCAGCATCTCCGTTACCTTTTGCAGATACGCATTGTACATCTGCTGTCCTACGGCCTGTGAATAGGTCGAACCATAACCTCCCGTGAGGGCTGCTGCCTGCCCCATTGTATCTTCCATTGCAAGCTGTCCCTGCTTGGTGTATAGGTCTTTATACTGCTGATACAGCGGGTCAAGCTCTTCGTTGTAACTAAATTCCTCACGGTTGAGCAGTTTATTCAAAAGCTCGTCTATCTGCGCGTCATACTGCGGATTGTACGTCGGTGCAGAATATCCCGGCATGGAAATAGTCGGAGCATTAGTTATTGCATCGGTAATTGAACCAAGGATTTTGTCCAAATCTTCGGAATACTTAGAGTTGTAATCCGTCGATGGTGTGTGCCGCTCGGTTTCGGTGGTAAAGCTATATTTATTGGTGCGCGGCAAATTCATGTTGTTCGTGTCGATTTTTTCGTTTCTTGCCTGCTCCGTTTGCCTTGCTCCGGTCATATCTCCGGCGGCTGCCTTTGCCGCGGCGGTAAGGCCTAAGTCTGCGGCGCTGGTGTAAGTAATTCCGTTACCGTAAGTTATATTAGACGCACCTGCATGAGGGTTTTTGCCGACGTCGATGTTCAGCCCTTCGCCGTTTATTTTTGCTTTTCGTCTGTTGTACGCCTCATCATACGCCGCCCAATCTCCCTTGGCCGCCGCTTCGTTCATTTTCGCTTTATAGTCAACACCGTTTTCGTATGTAATTACAGTGCCGTTTTCATTTGTCCATGATTTTAATTTAGCCATTTATCCCTCCGTTAATCCTGTGCTTTTCCGACTGCTATGTACATCACCGTGCAGCTCCCGGCCTCGTCCGCTTTGGGAAGCGAGGCGGTAAAGCCGGTCTTGCTAACGTTGTCGGATTTTATCGTTATATTGCGGTCTGAAAACGGCTGAGAGCAGATAACAACGGGCTTGTCTGCAAACTTCGCCTTGCTTCCAAAGCTCACGCTCACCGACGTGTCGCTCTCTGTGCCGTATGTCATTTGGAATGTGCCGTAAGCAACGTTGCTGTCGGATGAGACCTCGGCAACAACAACGCTGCTGCTCGTGCTCGTCTGGCTGCTTGTGTCACTTGCCGCGCCCTCGACGTTCAGCCACACCGAGAGGCTTTCGGCGAGCTGAGCCGTATATCGGTGCAGCTGAGTTACCTTTTCCTCGGATGTGCCAAAAATTCGAGGCGGCTGAGGTATTACTATCATTTGATATCCGTGCCTCCCTCAAACTGTTTGCTGAAGCTGTATAGCCGCACCGTGCCATGACCCGAGAGCTTTATTCTGAAATGGTCGCAGCGCTTAGGCTTGACAGGAACCATGAATGTTGTCGTGCCCTGTCCTTTTATGCGGCCTTGCTTTTCCCAAACGCCGGAGCTGTCGTATTCGATGTAGATCATCATCTCCGAGCCTTTGGGCAGCATCATGCGCAGATTAAAGCGGCTTATGTACTTCTGACCGGTGTAGTTATAGCCCTGCAAGCCCGTTATGGCTTCCCACTCAAATGCGGCTTCTTCATTGCCTGTTTTCGTGTAGTCGGATATAAGGTTTATTGCGTATCCGTTGCTGTCCTCGGTGACGAAGAATGTTTCATTGTTAATCGAGAAGAATGCGAGCGCGTGCTTTTCATCTTCCTTGTGCCACAGTCCGCGCTTTGTGTCGTACACGAACAGCGACCATTTGCCGCTTGTGTCTTTGAGGGATAGATAATACTTGCCGTTTGCACTGCCGCCCTCGGCCGCAACGTAATACACGTTACCGAGCGGCGCGCCGATGTCATATGCCTGAGTGCCGTCAAACGCCATCACGCCGCCGCGAGACTTGTAATAGCAAACATCATCTATCACAGTGACCGAACCGCTGCACCCCGTCTGAACGCCCTGCACGGTCTTATCTATGATTTGATGTGCGCCGGAGCTGGATATATAGACCTTGTGATAACAGTTTTCCTTGAAGAAAATCAGGTTGCCGCCGATGTTTGCCACGCCTGTAAAAGCGCCCGGAGTGCCTATAGATGCACGGTATGCGTCGGTGCTAACGCCCTTGTAGGTTGACCATCGGGTTTCATCGCCTAACTTTGATGCGTATATCTCATTTACATTCGTTTTCTCGGCATCTTCGGATGCTTCATAGTTATATCTGCATCCCCAAATGCGGTTTTGCGCCTGCACAACAAAATCAAGGTCTGGCGCATCCCTATAAAGCTTTATGCTGCCTGCTGTCTGGTTAAAGTCTCCGGTTACGATATCAACGAATACATATATAAGCTCGACCGTGTATGACTTTGTGCCATCGGCCGCCGTTGTCTCGTTGGTCTTATTGATAACTCGCTTTGCCGGGGTATGCTGCCCTTCAAACTTTGCCGAGTTATCGTCCTCGGAGAACGTCGCGTCGGTAAAAGATATCTCTATCGTGTCACCGCTATCGATGCTGATTTTGTTTATTGCCTTTTCGGTCATTGTACCCATCGGCAAAACGATACGTGCCTTTATGTCGCTTGTCTTAGCCCATGATCCGGCAATGTACTTTTTCCACACCGCGCCGGTATCGGTGCTCGACGTGTCAAGCCACAAGTCACCCGTTTTAGGGCTGGGCGGCGCTGTTGCACTCTTGGTAAAGGTCACTGCTTCGCCGTCTTCTGTGCAAGCCGTAAATTTTATCGGTGTATCCGTCGTGGCCGTCGCCTCGATAGACTTATACAGCTTTTCATACTCGTGATTTTCCGTTGTATCTGTTGCCGTGCCGCTCTCGCTTCGAATACTCAGCTTATCGGGATAAATAACGAGCTTATTGGAGAAAAACATCATCTGCTTTGTGCTTTCCGATATGCTGATTGAGTTATCTACCACACCGTCTACCGTTAATAAAACCTTTTTGGTTGTGGTATATGTACCGGTGCCGCGATAGATTTTGTAAATCCCGACTCCGCTATCGGCGGTCTTGCCGACAACGTAAAGATTTGAGTCAACGTCGGCGATCATGCCGTATATCGCGGTAAATTTCCCGGCAGCTATAATGCTCCTTGCATCGCGATTACCCATGAGCGGATAGTAATCGCTCGTGAGATTTTTCATATCATAAAACTCTCCGTCGCCGATTTTGTAGTTGTGGTTATAGCCGCCGAAGGTATCAACGACTGTCTCGATTGTGCTGCTTTCGGGTATAGTTATATATGTCGGCATGCAGTCCTCCCTAAAACCTGAAATGCGTCAGTTTCGGCAGCGGTCTGTGCGCCGCGTCATATGCCTGCGCAAATCGCGTGTAACCGTCGTTGTAAAACAGAACGGCCTTATTGTACTTGGCATCCTCGCCGTTTTGCTGCGCTATTTTGGCCTGTAGGTAATTAACATAGATATCTTCTGCATACGGCTCGGGAACCAGCAAATCGGTCGCTATGTCCTCTGCTGCATACTCAGGCTTTTCAAACTTCTCCGCGCCCTCGTGCGTGGCTATCAGGTCTGTATACACCATCTGGTCAATAGTCAGCAGCCATCGTACCTTTTCGGTTTCATCGTATGCGTTAGGCGTAAGCTTATCGGTAATTTCTATTGCTTCTGCAATTGTCATATTGTTCTCCTATTAAAATAGCCGCCATGAGGCGGCTGTTATTTTTGATATTAATTAGTGCGCGGCAAACTTCATCTCGTCGATGTGTTCGTCGAGCATGCGCTGAGCGTAGTTTGAGCGCTCGATCTCGTCCGCCACTTCTTTGGGGACGAAGCTTGTTTTGCCTTTGGGCAGCAGATAGTTTTTGCCGTTTATCGACACAAACAGATCGGGATCACTGTTTCTGTCGCCTCTCGGTATAAACATTTCAACTCTTTCATCTTCTGTTTTTTTAGCCATGTTTTGCTCCTCTCAGGCGGAGGGGCAGAGTGTTCCGCCCCTCCCGGGATAATTACTTGTTTTCTTCGTCAGTCGCGGAATACGAGCTGACGGACATCACGCGGAGTACGCGCTCAGGGTAAAGGATAGTTGCGCCGTTGGTCTCGAACTTGTAACCGATGGTGCTGAACTGGTTAAGAGGACCGCCGATTTCGTCCTTGTCATGAGCGATCATCTCAAGGCCGCCGCCCTCGGGGTCGATAATGCCAAAGCCGTCCTTGCCGAAGAAGTAAGTCGCATAAGTAACGCCATCGGACTTATTCTTGTAGGTAGCGCTACTGGAATACTTGTAGCTCGCGCCGAGAATAGGTGCATAGGTATCCTCGATGAAGCGGCAGCCGTGCAGCTCGCCGATTTCGCCGTTGAAGATCTCGGAGGTAGCTGCATACTTATGCACTTCAATCCATTCCTTGCTCTGGCGCAGGTCATATGCAACAGAGGGATGGATAACAGCATAGTATTTGCCGTTTATCTTGGGCACACGGTCTTTCTTGAGCTTAGTAACGGCCTTGTTTACCATGGTGGGGGTAAGCAGTGCCCAGCCGTCAGGAGTCGAGCTGCCGCCGCTGGAAGTAGTGCCGCCTGCGCCCATGGTTGCCGGGGAAGTAGGAGTAGAAACTTTAGTGCCGTCCTCGGTGACGTTATCGCAGTACATTACGTTAGTACCGACAAGCAGCGCATCACGGATAAGGGTTTCCTGAGTAGCCGCAGCGGATGCGCCCATTTCCTCGGTCGCTGCAAGAATGACATCGTCATATGCGCGCATCTCGAGCTTATCGGTGATAGAGGTGTAAGTGCCATACTGCGTGATAGATGCAGTCAGCTTAGTTGCGCCAAACTGCTGACCGGTGGGGATAACGCCTTCCTTAAGCTCAGTCGCCTTTGCAAAGGTGTTAAACTTACGCCATTCAACAGTGGTGCCGCCGTTCTTGGGCAGTCTCTGCTTGCGGCCAAACTGCGCATAGAACATCTCAACTCTGGCATTTTCGAGCAGCTCAGTGTCATAGAACGTCTTAAGTTCGGGCGCCATCGTGTTAGTGGCAGGGCTGGCCGCGACGGCCTCGCCGGTGTATGCGTTGGTGTAGTTGGAGGTGCCGTTGCTTACAAGGGTGTTAACAACAGTACCTGCATCTGCAAAAATCTGAATCCAATTAAAATTGATCATATCGTTTCCTTTCATGGTCATAGGCCACGCGGAAACGCTCAAGGCTTAAAACTGCCCGGGATATATCTTTTCACCCGATTTGATCCGGGCTTTCAACGCCTCTCTCTGCTCCCGTGTGGCGTTTCTGTAATCAAACGTCTGAATGGAAGCGTTAGAGGACTTGGGAACGCCGCCCTCACTCGGGCGCGATCTATTCGACTGCACAGCATTGGACACCTGCTGTACCGATGCTTTCAGCGCTGCCTGCCGTATGCTTTCCTTTATTTCATCACGATGCACAAGCTCATATGCATCCTCGAGGGAAAACATCAAGTCAGGCGCGGTCAAGCGTCGGAATGTAGGGTTGTCCAGCTCTTTCCGCAAATCAAAGTTGGGGTATTTTTTCTGAAGCTCAACGGCCTGCGCGTTCATCTTTCCCAGATGCTCCATGAGCTTCTGCTCGTTGATAAACTGCTGTTTCTGCGCTTCTGCTGCTCTTGCCACAGCCTCGGAGCGCTCGAGCTGCTTTGCTACCTCGGTCGATACACCCAATTCCATCGCACGGTCTTCGTAATACTCGTCATCATCCGCGACCGCTTTTGCGATTGCGTCATAATCTCCCGAGTCTACGCCGTACTTTTTGGATAGCAGCTGCAGCGCCGGAGCAAGCTTCTCAAGCCCCTCGGCATCCGCCTTGTACTTTGTCTTTGCCGACGAGACTACTTTCTGCATCTCCCGGTTATAGTCGGGGTCTGCCATGATTTCATCCCATGTAAGCCGCTTTGCTGTGTCTTTAGTCTCTGTTGCCTCTATGGCTTCCTTTGGCGCAGCGGCGGCCTGCGCATCGGCTTTAGGCTGATTAACAGCCTTGCCATATTTCGCCCGTCCGAGTTTTTCCTTAGGCACTCCAAGCTCCGCGAGCCTGTCAGCCGTGGTTTTCGGTGCTGTCTGTCCGGCGGCAACAGACACATTAACGCCCGTGTTCTGCCCGGCGGCGGCAGATGTTTCGCCCGAAGTGGCTGCACCGCCATCGCCGGTACCGTCCGCGAATAGCTGCAGCCAACTGAATTTGTTGTGCATTTACATGCCTCCTATTTATTTGCCCGTAGGTGGGCGAGCCCGTCGTACCGCCTGCAGGGCTCGAACCTGCATCTCTATCTCTCCGAGCGTTTTACCCGTTAAACTAAGGCGATATACAAAAGGGGCGGAGAAGGGGGAACTCCGCCCGTAAGAAAGGAGATGTAGCAGACTATTACAGCCGCCGCCTGCCAGGGCGACATCTTAAAGGAGGTGAACTTGCTGTCTCATGCAACCCACGTTTTCAGCATAGCATTTACTTATGCTTTGCTTTCAGCCCCACCTTGCGCATTTTTTTCAGTTTCTGTGAAAATTTTTATGTATTCCGGGTATTCCTGCATCAGCAACACAAAGCCCTTGACTATTACCGACATTTCAACGACCGCCACAGGGTCATATTCAGTCAGTTTTATTCGCGCTTTGCCGTCGGATATATCAATTTCCGTGATGTCTTTGGAACTTTCCTGCAAAATAGCCGCTGCCGTTCGCACAAGGATCGTCGCAGCCGCGCATATCAAATCCTCGCCTTTGGGCGCAGACCGCGCATGCCCTTCGATTTTTAATTCGAATGTGCTGCCGGTGCTGTTTACGCATACGTTTATCATGTCGTTGCATATCCTCCATCGGGCATTGCCGCCTCGCGCGTCTTTGCCCGGGCGTTAGACACCTGCGCATGTTCGCGCTTTGCCGGGTCTTCTGCAAGCTGTATATTCGCCTGCGGTGTGCTGATCTGTACGTTAGCCTGCTGCGCTATAGCCTGTATCTGTGCAAGCGACTGCGCATCACCGCATTTGGCCGCAAGCAGTGCCGCGACTTGCAGTACCGTGTTAAATCGGTCAAACAGTGTGCCGTTCTGCTTGATGGTCTTCCGTACATCGTCGATGCTGTCAAAATCCATCATCGTAAGGCATGCAAGCGCCTGGTCTGTCTGCTGCGGATTGAAAAAGCCAAGGTTATAAAACTGCAAAGCCAATTCATTATTTGACATCTTGGTGTATGCCGTGCGCTTCTGCGGAACGACATTGATATCAAACTCCGGCACACGCTGCCCGATATCGTATCCGGCAAACATCTGTGTCTGCGGCTTTATGTGCTCGTTGGAATAGCTTAAGAACAATTCCTCGCCGCCGTCGCCCAGAATGCGGAACTGGCGCGGCGCATCGTAAAACTGCCTTATCAGCTCTATGACAAGATAGTTTAATTCGCTGTATGCCCTGTAGCTTGCCTTGGTGCTGTCTCTGCTGCCTTTGCCGCTGGCTTCCTGCAATGCTGCTATTGCGCTTGCAGCCGTTACTCCGCTGCTTGTCGTGCCTGTTGCGGTTTCTGTGTTGCCGCTGGTTTCGCGCAATTCGTTGATGCTAAGCTGCAGCATGCTGATATAGTTGCCGTCAAGGTTATCGTGCGTAACAGGCTTTAGGTTATCGTCGTTTAAGCTGCCTTCGACGTTTATGATGGTTTCATTCAGGTTCGTAAACTGTTCAACGTTAACGCCGCAGTTGGCTTTCTTAAAGTACCTGGGTTTTGCGCCGACCATTGCATTTTCCACATACGCCGTTTTCATCAGGTCAATTTCAGTCTGCGGCGCTTTGCACAGGTCTACATAGCCGTATCCGCACGGGCTGCCTTCAATGGGAAACAGCGTGTCAAACACATACGGGTATTTGCTGTGGTCATACCAGCCGGTCATTGCACGGTCAGGGTCATTTTCCGTCGCATAAAGCACTGTGCCCGGAACAAACAGTATGTAGTGCAGCACACCGTTTTTGTGATAGTACGCACTGATAACAGGCACTTTGTCCGTAGTGTCTACATGGTCATCGTATCTGTATTTGCTGGTTATAAAATCATGCGGTATATTCTTGCCCTCCGGCAGCTCAGCCGGGAACATGGCTCGGACTTCGGTTTCGTCCTGAAAATCGACCTCAAAAAAATACTTTGACTGCTGTATATCCTCGACTCCCGGCTCCCAAAACAAATTAAGGATGTTGCACTTGCGCACATCGATATCGCCCAAGCCGTTCATTTTGTTCTTGTCCCATATGACCTTGTACACGCCTGTGCCGGTCTTTAGCTTTGACCACATAACCTTGCTGTAGGTAGTCTCAAACTGGTTTTTTTCCAGCACAACAGGGATTATTTTAGACAGCATAGCCGCCTCTGCTTTATCGCCCTGTTCCCTCGGCAGTATGTTAGGCTCAGGGTATGCATCCATTGCGTCGGCGTGTTTGTTGGTGATAACGTTATGCAGCCAGCCGCTTTTACTTCTAAACCCCGGCTTTGCGTGGCCGTCCTTGTCTTCTTCAACATCGTTTCGCAGCTTCCACCAGTTTTCCGATGCGATGATACGGCTATCGACCGACTTCTTCCCGGCGCGATATTTGTTTAGTATCTGCATCAAATCCTGTATCTGCTGTTCCCCAATGGGTTTTATGCCAAGCATCTGCGCCGCAGTTTCAACGCTGCCAAGCTCGGGCGCTTTGCTGCCGTCTGCTCGTATAGTGTCCTTAGTGATATCCATTTGCTTTATATCCATCCTTTTTGTATTGGTTCAGTGGGTCTGACAATATAACTTTCGGTTTTTGAGGTATTATCGGGCTTATCGGTCTTGCCATACACATATAACGCCATTCATCGCCTACGTGGTCTTCCATCGACGTGTCCAAATCTTCGGGCTTGTGTTCATCGTACATCAGCAGCGGTATAGTACGGATAAACGCCTTGCAGTTGTCGAACACATACATGCGCGGATAACCGTTATCGTCAAATTGCAGCCGATAATGGCATTGCATCCAGCCTGCAAGCCGCTTGTTGTCGCCGGGGTCGAAGTACACACCGTATTTCTCGGCGGTCTCCGCGACCGACACGCCGCGTGACACATCCCATATTGACGGGTCAGCAACGCCAAGTATCTTGCGCCCTTTAAGCCACGGATGCGTCTGCTCCGTCTCGCGGATGCGCTTAAACTGTTCGTCGGGTGTCCACTTGACACCTTCGTTAGGCGTATCTGTGCAGCCGTACAGCTCCAAAACGCGATACAGTACGCCGTCATAGTCGATAGCCCACCATGCGCAACTAAACGGCTTGTTATAGCCGAAGTCGTATGACCTGTATATCGTCCAGCCACGTGCCGCGCCTTCGTTCAGGTCAAACGCCGGTATAACATGCGTAAATCTGCGCTGTGCTATAGCTTCTTCCGGCGTTATCCCCGCCTTTGCGCACAGTTGCGCATCCGGGCGTGTTCTGAAATCTTCAAAGAATGCGCCGTCGAATATATCCCATTCGCCCTCCAACCACGCCTTACGCAGCTTAGGCGGCAGGGCTTCAAGCTTTTTTATATAGTCGGGGTCTGCATCCATCAGCGGCTTGTTATCCGTGACCTTGCTTTGAATAAATGAATAGTCCTCCGGGTTCTCCCCATCGGTATAGGCGCGGTCTATCGCCAACCGCTTCACCCAACTGTGCCCAACGCCGCCGGGGTTACATGTAACATATATCCGCCGTGGGAAATCATTCGCGCCACGCACGCAGGCCGAGAGCTTCCTGAACCGTTCTTCGGTTTGGTGGGTACCTTCGTCCAAAAACAGAATATCCGTTTCTGTGCCCTGAAAGCGTTCAGCATCCTTGTCGGTATCGCAGTACCTAAATAATATTCTGCTGCCGTTCGGGAATGTAATGACCTTCTTCTGATCGTTATAGCTTGCCATGCGCTGTGATTTATCAGCATCATAGCAATGCAGATCGCGTGTCAGAGGTACTATGTGGTTTTCCTGCAATTCCGGGTATGTTTTACGCACGATCATGCATGTTATCCCCGGAAACTTGAAGCAGTACAGCACCGCCGAGACGCGCACGACGAAGCTTTTGCCGCCGCCGCGTGCGCCGCCGAAAAACACAACATGCGCCCTATCCTTTAAAAATTCCTGTTGTGTAGGGCTTAGGTAGTCGATTTTGTATTCAGGCATGGTTATTTACCGCAGAAATCATCGGCACCGGCAATGATAACGCGCACCGGCTCAGGCTGTGCTTCTCCTGCTGCCTGGCGTTCAAGGTTTTTAATGCGCGCTTCCTGCTCGCGTTTATCGGCATCGGATTTAACACCCTGGATTTCCGCAAGGTCTTTCATTGCGCCTGTAAGGCTTTTCAGGCCGCGTTTATCCTTGATAATATCCGCATCCGTTAACTGTGCTACAGCGCTGCATAGCTTGCTTGACAGCAGCCCAGCAGCTTCTAACAGGCTTTTATATTCCTGATAGTCAATTTCCAGCTGTGCTTTGATACGGTCTGCGCCCTTGGCCGCGCTATACTGCGTCCGCTTCTGCGCCCATTTTTCACGCTCAGCACGTTTTCGCAATGTGCTGTAAGAAACGTTGTGTTTCTCGGCAAGCGGCCTTGTGCCTATGTCGGTAGTAATATATTCAGTTTTGATATCATCCCATTTGCTCATGCCTTTATAATAATGTAGGTGGCGCTGCATTAATCAGCCCCACCTTGCCCACTTTTTTGCTGCACATAAAAAAACAAGGGTAACGCTTAATGCGCTACCCTTTAGTATTTTTCCGCTAATGTGATCTTGTAGACCGGGCATTGTGCGTACTGTGTGCAGCAGTATTTGGACACATACACCCGGCGTTTCTGCTCGTCGCCTTTAAACCACAGCTGCAATCTTGCGTCACCGCATGGGCCTTCGCAAAAAATCTTGTTCTCACGCGCCGAGCCTTTTGACCAAAACGGGCATTTTGCCCGGCTGTCATAATATCCGTCAGCGCCCCTCATGCAGCGTGTACCTCGCGTACCGTGTCGGGATGCCGTAACGGTTAAGTCCGGTCTCCATCGTTGTTTCAACGTCATAGCCGCGCTTGCGAAGATCAAACACGCGCCCGGATGCCCTGCCTATGCCGTAGTCATACATGGCCTCGCGGCTTGTTATGCTGCCGTGTTCGCGCATGTGATTTAGCATCATTTCGCACTGACTTTGAATTATCATGTTCCGCGATACCTCCAACATTTTTTTAGTTGTAAATGTCTTTACCGCCCTTGCGCGTTTTATGTAGCCGGTCACCAGCAGCTCCCTTGCCGGGTATTCATTCCGCGCCGCCGCCTTGCGTTTATCGTTCTCCGCGCAAAACGCCTGATAGCTGCTGCAATTGGCGTGGCAGCCTATGCGGCGCACTGTGCGGCCTTTACAGTCGTTAGTCATCTTTTTGTAAATTCTTTGGGTGCAAAAGCAGCGCACCAGCCGTTACGCTTATCGCAGTCGCAATCGCACTGATCGCAGCACCAGTCGTAATAGGTGTTATCGCTCCGGCGGCAGATTTCACGGATTGCTACGCGGTAATCTTCTATTTCTTCATTGTAATCGTGGCACAGTGCATCGAAGTCTTTGCGTTCGCTACGCAGTAGGCCGTGCAAATAATCATAATGCGGTTTTGGCACACCGCCGAGAACATCTAACAGCCATAGGCGTATTATATATAGTAATCTTTTCATATCTGTACTCCCATACGATCGGCAAACTGGTGTAATCGAACCATTATGTTATCCAAAATTTTATTTGTACCTATAAGCGCAGCTTCAAGCGTATCTTCTCCCAGCGTATCGGGTTCGGCCGTGTTTATGCCAAATGTTTGTGCTTCTATAGCACTTAACACAACGTTAATTTCGCATACCGCCTTGTAATTAGTACCCGTAATATTTTTTATAGTATCTGTGGACGCAACGGCTGGCATAGGTGCACAACACACCTCGTTTGCTCTTTCAAAATTCATATTTACCATCCTTTCGACTAACGTTTCTGTAGTTTGTCACATATTTTTGCGGTTTCTTCTGCAAGATTATCGTATATTTCTTTCGGAATAACATAATCAATGCCATCTGCGCTACACGGAACGACGCTGTCCAATCTTTCTTTCAGTCGAGCCAGTTTTGCAGATTTATAGGCTTCTACAAGCGTTTCGCAATCGTGCATTATAACCATTTGGTCGAGCATAATGCGCACATCGGCTATTTCCTCCGCAATATGTTCAACATTATCCTCGCCGCGCTCATACTTGCAAAGTTCCTTTTGCAGCTCCGACATTTCTTCCATGCATACGAACGTCTGCAATTGCCCGCCGTAGGTTTCAAGCGCCTGCTGGTATATCTGCTTTGCCTGATATTCGGATTTTTCTCCGGTGTCTTCTAACAAGCGAAGCACTTCATATGTGTTGGCACAGTGATAGCCTTTGCCGTTTACAAAGACAGTGTAGCTGCCGTCGTGGTTGCTTTTGGCTTCCCAGCCTACGTTTTTTGCCATTATCGCCTACCATACCTTTCATCGAATGGCGAGAAGTTTTCTTCGCCCACTATTTCACGGATACGACGATCAAGGACGGTTTTTGCATATACGATCTCGTCGTCGGCCTTGCTGTCTTCTACTACCAAATCAGCGATCTCGTTTGAATATCTTACAAACGCCTCGCCGAATGCCCGTG